TGGTGTACAACACTATAAACCAGTTTCTATATTTGGAGGTAATGAAAAGTATGAGATAACTAAATTTAATGATAATATTAAGAATTTATATTGTAATAAGAATAATATAAATTTAATAAGAATAAGTTATAAGGAAATAAATAAAATAAAGAATATTATAGAAACTCTGATAAAATAAAAAAGTCCATCAAATTGATGGACTTTTTTGTTGTGGAGCTGACGTTCACTGCCAAACGTGTCTTTCTTGGTTAACAACAACTATTCATTTACAGGTTTAGTAAGTTTTTCTTAACTTACAAAATATTTAGTTTTTGAATCTCAAAACTCTAATAAAAAGGTTTCACTTTTCAACTGGTGACACAGCTTTTTTGTGCATAATAGTTAAAATTAATTAAGCTACTACTAGATCAGAGATCATGTTGTTGTGTAAGCAAGCTACTATATCTTCACTTGTTCCTACTTGGTTTACGTTTCCGTTTAAAATTGTATCAACTAATTTATTAATCGGTCATTGTAGACCACCCGATACCTGCATAATCACTATTAGACCACAAATCAATTCTGTAACAGCCCCTTGTTATTATTCTATATATATTATAATTAAAAAGCTAAAAAAGTTTACTTTTTATTCAACATTTTCTTCAAACCACTTAAATACCAATTCTTTTGGAATAACATCACCATAATACTCTTTATATTGTTCTCCACCCTTCTTAATAACATAGGATGTATCATCATCATTGATACTATCAAACATTTCTAAATAGTCTTGTACACTTGCAAATTGTTGTCCTAATATACTTATTGAACCATCTTGATAAGCTAACATTTTATATTGATTTGGGTCTATTTCTATACCAAATAAATTACCAAAGTAAAGGTCTAATTTTTTCAACTCATTAAACTCAAATCTAATTGGTTTTTCACCTTCAATTTGAAGTAAAATATCATCAACTATAGTTACTTTTATATCAACTTCTTCAAACCAAGTATTAAATACTAATGTATCTGTATTATAAGTATTAAACTCTAATTCATTAGTATGAAGTAAATCATATTTATTCAATATTTTCTTAACTGCCAAAATAACTTTTTTACCTGCATATCTATGTCTTGGTATAATATTTGATTTTGGTTGATAATAAGTTACTTTTCTTTCAGTTGGTAGATTTTCCCAATCAACTTTACAAGCAGCTTCTAATACTCTCTTAGTATATCCTAAATCAACCCATTCATCTTTAAAGTGCTCTTTCCAACCACCCGCACTAATATTAGTACATTCAGGTATAATATCTAAGAAAGTTGCAGTATCAGTATAATAAGCATTTGGGTCTGGTTTTGATTCAACTCCTAATTCTGTTAATTCATCAGAAAGTGCATCAGCAAATTCTTGTGAACAACAATATCTTGCTTTCTGTCTTCTTACAACAGAACCTGTTTGTTTTCTATCAAATGCAACTGCTCTCTTAAATTTTTTGAAAAACTCTGGATTAGCTTCTAATGCATTTTGTGAACCCCACAAACCACCACTTAAAATTGGTTCTTCTCCTAAGAAAAAATAATAAGTACCTGGAATACCTCTCTCTATCATATTTAGTAGAATAGTCATTCCTAATTTATTATCACCACCTAATATAGTAGTACCATCAGTTTTAATAATATCTCCTTCAATTACATGATTTACTTTCTCATATTTTTCACAATATGTATCTAAGTGTGTTGTAAATAAAGTTTCTGATTTACCAACTTGAATATAATAATTACCTATTGTATCTTTTTTATATCCACTTGGTAAATATTTTTCTAATTTAGTCTCATGTCCATAAGGAATAGTATATTCTGTTAATTTTAGGAATAATTCTTTAAATTTATCTCCTGTTTCTTTTTTCTTAAATCTATTAAAAAGACCTTCATTATTTTTCATCATATATAATTATTTATTCATTATCAAAATCATCACCATTTCCATCATTATAGAAAAAGTTAAATTCCAATACTGTACCACCTGTTCTTTTAGTTTGATACATATCAAATTCAGAATCGTATTGTGGTATAATATCAGTTTTTAAATGTTGTAATATATCAAAGATATTAATCATATCTTTTAATCTTTCTAACTCATACAAGAATACAGATATACATATATCATAACCAGTATAATCAACTGTAAAATCTTCAATACCTTTATTTCTTAGAGTAGTTCTTAATAAATATGTTATATGTTCCATACCATCATTATTATGACCATAATAATCATCATCATAATGGTCTTTATCATCATCAACACTCTCTACAAACTTTTTATAATTATCTATCATATTATCTTATTTCAATTTTAATATATGTATCTTCAAATTCTACATAAGTGTCATTAATATTATATCTTGATAAGATATTGTTAATATATCTTAATGTATCACCTATTGCCTTTATATCACATCCTAATGTATCAAATTGAATAAATACTTTACCATCATGACCTATAACTTTCACATCAAGGTCAAATGCATATCTTTTAACTTGTTGTATTAGGTTTTTATATTTTCTAATAACTTCACTATTTATACCAACCTTTCTAACTGTAGGTAGTTTACTCCAGTTAACATTAACTGATGCTTTAGCAATCTTATCTAAGAATGTAATATTTTGTATTTCAGTAAAAGTATGTTCATTTTCATAACCAACTGATATATTAGTACATTCTGGTATATTATCAATAAAGGATGCAGAGTCTGTAAATATTCCAGTATCATCTAATGATAGTTTCATTCCATTACTATTATATTCTCTACACAAAGCAGAACCAAAATCATTAGAACAACAAACTCTACCATATTGAGAAGTAATAACAGAAATTGTTTTTCTTCTATCAAATGATATACATCTTTTTATATCTTTAAGATAATCTATTTCTTCAAAATCTCCAGCAACTAATCTTGAACCAACACCACCTCTTTCTTCACCTAAGAAGAAATAATATAATCCTGGAACATTGTGTGCCATCATATAAAGCATTATAGTTACACCTGCTTTATCATCTGCACCAAGAATACTTGTACCATCAGTGAATATAAATTCTTCATTATTAACAGTATTAGACATTAATTTAGTAGGCAGTTGTTTCCAATCAGCAGTATCTAAGTGAGAAGTAAACATAGTTTTTGTATCACCAGGAATTATTTTATAATAATTTCCATGTATATCTGTATCAAGTTTAGGTAAAAATTGTAATACTTCTTTTTCATGACCCATTGGATAAGTCTTTGTAACTAATGATAAGAAAGTAGAACGTACATCTTTAGGATTAAAAACAAATGGTTTATGTTCTATTGGTGTACCAACTACAATACCAAAGGATTCTCCTTTAAATGAATTATATGCTGTATGAAACTCTATTAAAGCATGGTCAGAAATCTTCAAATCAGGAAAATAGGTATTACTAAATTTTGCTATACTTATTGTTGACTTTTTACCTTTAACTACAATATCAAAACAATTATTTACTTTAGATAAGTCCATATAGTAAATATCTAATATATTTTCATATTTAAGACTACCATCAATAAGACCCAATATCTTATATGATAGATTATTTTCAAATTCATCATCAATTCTTTTGATAACTTTTATAAATCTTGGTGAAAACTTTATTTTTATATCTGCCATTATTTTTATTTAATTTACTATTATTTCATTTGAGTTACCATAATCAACTCTTACTTGACCATCATTCATACCAGGTTGTTTTTTAACAAATTTTGCTTTACAATAAACAACAGTTGCCTTATCTTCATCTTTAGCCTTACTATTTTTCTTAGCAATCTCTGCAACTTTTTTAATTACTTCTGGTGTAGGTAGTTTTTCTCTAACTACAATTAACATATGACTACCTGGAACACCTTTTGTATGCATCCAAATATCATCTGGATCAGACATATTAAATGTTAAATGGTCATTAGATTTTGCATCACGACCCAAATATACAATAAATCCATCAATATCCAAAGTTTTTATGTTTGGAAATTTATTTTTACTCTCATTAAATGCACTAAAACCCAATATTCTATTTTCTTCCATGATTATATTCTTTTTTATAAATGTAGTGAGTATATTATTAATATCTTCTAAGTAAGATATTCTTAGTAACTTTTTATTATTATCCATTATCCATTTATTCTTTACTTCATCATTTATTCTAACTCTTTTATATTGTTCAACACCACCAAAAAAGTCAACAGGTTGAAAATGTTGTATTCCATCAAACTCTATAAAAATGTCAGTATTTTCTAAATGGAAATCAAACTTATAATTTATATTATTTATATTTACTTTATACTGATGTATATATTTAATATTATATTGATCCAAAATTCTGTATATTTCTCTTTCACCCTTTGATAACAAACATCTTGGACATCCTGTTTTAAGATGAATTATATAATTAGGTTTTGTCTCCCATATATAATTACATCTTAAACACTTATGTTTAAGTATTTTATTACTACCTAAATATTCATCAGATATTAATACTATATCTTTTGGTAATAAACTTTTGTATTTATCAATAGAAAATAATTTACCTGAACATGAAGGACAACCAATTAAAGAATTTTTAACAACCTTTGGACTACTTTTAAATACATATCCACATTTTAGACATTTATGTTTTAATTTAGTTCTAACATTAATATATGGTTCCAATAATTCAATTGATTTATCATTTATAGAATTTATATAATTATCTTTATTTTTTTCACAATTACACTTTAATGAATTGAATGCTTTTGGTGGTTTACTTAAAACTTTACCACATTTCTTACACTTAAATGATGTTGGTGTCTTAGAGTTAATATATTCACCAACTCTTATAAAATTAGAATCCTTTATTCTTAAATCAAAATCTTCACCTGTTATTAATTTTCCTAATTTACTATACATAACATATATATTAATTATATAAAACAAAAAAAGACTCCTAAAAGGAGTCTTTTTTATAATTAATTAATGATTAGTTAAGTAATTGTGCAGCATCTGTAACAGTAATTGTCATAAATTGCTTTTGAGGATACCATCCCACTTCTGCAACAGCATATCTTGATCTTAGTAACATTCTTGGAGCAAATGTAGCCTCAGAGATAACTGATATAGACTGAGCCATAAGATAAGGCACGAAAATAATTCCTGGTTGGTCAGGGTTATTTTTTCTACCTAATACGATTCTGTTATCGTTATATCTCATATATGGATCAACATAGATAGAGATGTCTCCGATAGAACCAACTGGGTAAAGTTGACCTTGAGAGTTCATTTTAGATTTAACTGGGTTAATTGTGTAACCAGCAATATCTTGTAATGCAGCAGCTAAACCTCCATTTGTAATTAAGTATTGAGCTGGTCCAACACGTCCCTCAGTTGCAATATAGTTAGATGCGTGAGCAATTCTAGTTATAAGTTTTCTTTGGATAGCGTGAGTAGTCTCTCCACCTGGTGCAGCAGAATTATATGCATAAGAAGTATTCAAGTCAAATAATGATGTACCATCTTGTTTTTTAGGTGCACCTGCAGCATTTAAAGATCCCATTTCAAAGATTTTAGCAACAATTTGTTTAGAGATTGTTTGAGACAATTCATTAACAAGGATTGATTCCATTTTTTGAACAATATCCATACCTGTGTTAGCTTTGATGTCTTCAATTTCTGTTCTTCTTAAAGCTGAAGATATTTCAATAGTACCAACTGCAATAGTTTTAGAAGAGATTTTTGGTCCAATAACACCTGAATAAGAGTTATCATCTTCTAATCTTGACATTGGGTAAGCACCAGCAGCAGCAGTAGTAGGAGTAGCAGCCCAGTTTGCAGAGAAACCAGGAATGTGATCTTCTAAAGCAGAGATTAATTCAATAGTATCAACTACAACAGCAGTAGTACCAATAAAGGCAATTTGACTTGTCATAGATGAAGAAGAATCAAAAGTATTTTTAGTTTGTTCAAATCCAAATGTATTAACTTGACCAGCAGTATTTGCTTGTCTGTATGCTTTAAACATTGGTAAACCATCAATTCTTGAGAATCCTAAAAATTCAACAATACCTTCTTTATCATTTACAAATGCACTTTCATCATAAGTAATTGCAGTTGAGTTAAAAATATCAACAAATACTCTACCACCAACTAAACCACCTTGAGTTTGTTTAATTACACCACCAGCAGTTGCTCCAGCTAAATTTGCAGAAGCAGTTGGTCCAACATTACATTTGAAAACTTGTGGTCTTTCATTTGAATCTAAATTAACATCATCATATTGAAAATCAATATAAAGTAAGTCTAATTTTGGACCTGGAGTTGGTTTTACAGCAACTAAATCTAAACCAATTGTTTGAGCAGCAATTTTCATAGCTACTGGTAATAAGTTTTGACCAACATCACCTGAACCAGCTTGACCAGTCCATCCTGTATTAGCTAAAGTTGTTCCTGCAGGACCACCTAATACTGGGTTAACTACAGCTCCCATACCTGCTACGTTTGTAGCATTAACGTATGCGTTTTCATTGATAGAGTGGAACTCAGCATATTCTGACATCCATTCAAGTCTATCACCTGAAACTCCCATATTTTCCAATACTGGAGACCATTTCTTCATGGCTTTTTGATTATCTATTCTAATTTGTGACATAATAATTTTCTTTTTTTTTATTTTTTTTATGTAATCTATAAATGTATATATATCCTTGTTTTTTCACTTTTTTTGAAGTGTGGATTTTTTATAGATTATACTCTTCTAAATCTTTCCATAATCATAGAAACTTCATTATCAGATAGTTTATCCTCTTGGATTAAACCTTCATGAGCAACAAGTTTTTTAGTTACAGTTTCATTAGTTTTGATATTTCTAGTTCCCCAGAAATGCTCAATTTGATTTTCAGTTCTTAAAACTTCTTCTGGATATAATCTAGCTTGTGATAAGACAGATTTTTTAGCAGATTCGTTTAAAGTACCCCAGATTGGCTTAATGTTATCAGGCATCAATCTGATTACTCTTTCTTCAAGAGTTTCGTTTTTAGTTGCTAATGACTCTGAGATCAAAGTAAGAACTTCTTTCTGTGTAAAATAACTACTCTCGTTTATGTGTAGTTTAACAGTATCTTGTTCTTCATCTGATAGAGCATAAAAACTATCAACTTGTGATTTGTTTAAGAACTTTAAAAAGTTCAAATCACTGCTTTCAGAAACTTTACGTTTTTTAGCTTCTTCAATTAATTTATTAATAGATTCAGAAAGTTCAGAGTCATCTTGACCTGCAAATTCTTCTTCTTGTTCTTCTTCTTCTTGACCTTCTGGTGCAAATTCTTCAGCTTCATGTCCTTCACCTTCTGGTGCAAATTCCTCACCTTCATGTCCTTCACCTTCATGTTCTTCACCACCAGCAAATTGAGCAGCATCATGTGCAAACTCTTCAGCTTCGTGTGCAAACTCTTCAGCTTCTTGTGCAAAGTCACCGTGTCCTTCTTCTCCAGCAAATTCTTCTTCTTGTTCTTCCTCTTCTTGAGATTCAAAACCAGCATCTTCAATAGATGGGAATTGACCCTCTTCTTCACCAAATCCTTCATTTAATTTACCAAATGCATTAAGTTTTTCAACTATCATTCCTTGGTAAGAAATAGATTTGTCTAAGTTCTCTGCAACATATTCAGAGTAAGCAATATTATCATCTAAATGTTCAGCAATGTATTCAGAGTAAGCAATGTTACCTTCAACATGTTCTGCTAAGTATTCTGAGTAAGCAATTGAGTTATCAACTGACTCAGCAATGTATTCAGAGTAAGCAATGTTTTTGTCTAAGTTTTCAGCAATGTATTCAGAGTAAGCAATATTCTTATCTAAGTTTTCTGCTAAGTATTCTGAATATTCAATGTTTTTGTCTAAGTTCTCAGCTAAGTATTCTGAGTAAGAAATGTTTTTGTCTAAGTTTTCAGCAATATATTCTGAGTAATTGATATTTTTATCCAAGTTTTCAGCTAAATACTCTGAATACTCAATATTTTTATCTAAATTCTCAGCTAAGTATTCTGAATAGTTAATAGCTTTTTCTAAGTTCTCAGCTAAGTAGTCATTGTGTTTAGCCAATTTTGTAGTAGTTTCTTTTAATGATTTGTTTTCATTAACTACCACTTGGATTTTGTCAGCCAAATAATCTAAATATTTAGCAACTTGTGAGTTAGTTCCATTTAACTCTTCATAATACTCAAGTAATTGCTCTAATTTCTTAGCTGGCATATTACCTTTAGTAATTGCATTATTTACTACTTTTTTAGTAGATGCAATCTCATTAACTAAATACTTTGAATAGTCACTTAGTTGTTGTTTTGTTACAAAGTCATTGTTGTTCATTTTGAATAATTCGTTCATTTTGGACTCGTCAGACATCTCATATATCCTAAAGTTATTTTTTTCAATTTGTCCATCAGTACAATAACCTAAAGATTCATTCAATACTTTTACACTCATTCTTGCAGATGCAAATCCTGGATCAGCAACAATGTCATATGTAAAAAGTTTTTTCAATGATACTGAACCATCAGATTCAGTAATACCTGCAGCTCTTGAAGATACAAAAACAGGACATCCATCATTAACTAATGCCTTTGCTTCTTTTCCCCAATATGTACTTAACAATTTGATTTCTCCTTCAACTGTGTTCTTTTCAGAAACATATTCAGCTTTGGTGATGATGTGAGATGCTCTTGACAATGAGGTATCAAAAACATCCGGGTGATCAAACTCACCAAAAACAGCACCTAAGCTGTTCATTCTTTCATTCAATTCTCCTAACGCAGGTAGGAACTTTTCAGCAGTGTATATTCTCTCATTACGATTTTTAACACCAAACTCTGTAAAAGTACCATTAAGGATAAAATCCTGGTTACCTGTAGAAGCACTCTCTCTTACAAGAGAATTTGTTGAATTTTCTACTATTAAAACTGGTTTCATTTAAAATAATTATTTTTTGTAGTTCTGTGGTATATATAAACATTGTTAATTATCTATTTTTGAGAAGTGGATTTTTTATAGTATCTTTGTAAAGTCTTATGAAATAAGGTAGTTTTAATTTTGGTAAAAAGGGGGATTGATATTTTAATAAATACTTAAAAATAAGTGGTTTTTTATGATCCTTTCAAGAGAGATAAATATTAAAATAATTGAGTCAAATTACAACTATTATGATTATTTAGGATATGATGTATATATAGGAGAAGAAATTGTGATACCAGTTGATCTGTTACCAAAAGGTTCTCATTATAAAATTAAATGTAAATGTGATGTTTGTGGGGTTGAGAAAGATGTAATCTATAAGAATTACCTTAAATATGATAATGTTTGGGGAGAGTATTATTGTAGAAAGTGTTCAGAGAGTAAGAGGAAGGAAACACTTAGAAAAAACTTTGGAGTAGATTATCCTATTCAGAATAAAGGAGTTTTAGATAAGATGAAAAAAACATTAATTAAAAAATATGGAGTGGATAATATCTCCAAAAAAATAAAAAAGAATGAATAAATTAAAAGAAGATAGTATCTATGATGGTACTATAGAATTCTCAAATAGTGGAAATGCATCCATTAGAATAGAGGATAAAAGTATTTTTATATTTAAAAAAAATACATTGAATGCACTTAACTCAGATAAAGTTAAAGTTAAGATTATTATTAAGAATAATAAAGTAGAAGCGGAAGTAATAGAAGTATTAGAAAGATTCCGTACACAATTTGTTGGTAAAGTACACTTAAACAAAGACCTAACCTTTGTAATACCAGACAGTCAAAAAATTCCAGTAGATTTTTATATTAAAGGAAACCATGATGCAAAGAATGACCAAAAAGTTTTGGTTGAGTTTTCAAACTGGGAACCTGGTTCTAAATCACCTAAAGGTAAAATTATTGAAATCTTAGGAGAATCTGGAGATAACAATACCGAAATGAACTCAATTATGTATGAATATGGATTACCTAACAGTTTCCCTCTAATGGTTGAAGCTGATGCAGAATTAATACCTTTTGAAATATCAGAAGAAGAAATTGAAAAAAGAAGAGATATGAGAGCAATTACAACCTTTACCATTGACCCTGTTGATGCTAAAGATTTTGATGATGCTCTTTCAGTAAATATTTTAGATAATGATACTGTTGAAGTTGGTATTCATATTGCCGATGTATCTCACTATGTTAAAGAAGGAACTGATTTAGATGATGAAGCAATTAGTAGAGCAACATCTGTTTACTTAGTTGATAGATGTGTACCAATGTTACCTGAGAGATTGAGTAATGGTGTATGTTCATTAAGACCTAATGAAGATAAACTTTGTTTCTCAGTTGTAGTTACTTTAAATAAAGAAGGAGAAGTATTGAATAAATGGTTTGGTAAAACTATTATACATTCAGATAGAAGATACTCTTATGAAGAAGCTCAAGAAATAATTGAAGGTAAAGATGGAGATTTCAAAACTGAAATACTTCTATTAGATACAACTGCTAAAAAAATGAGAAAGCAAAGAATAGAAGATGGTTCTATTGAAATGGGTGGAATTGAAGTAAGATTTCAATTGGATCCAACTACAAAGAAACCAACTGGTGTTTATTTCAAAACTCAGAAAGATGCAAATAAACTTATTGAAGAATATATGTTACTTGCTAATAAATTAGTTGCTAAAGAATTAAAGACTAAAATTAAGTTTTGTGTAAATAGATCTCATGGTTTACCAAGTATAGAAAAAATAATGGAAATAAAAAATCTATGTGATAAATTAGGATATAATTTTGATACAAATGAAGATAATATAAAATCAAGTATTAATAGTCTGTTAAAAGATGTTAAAGGAAATCCTGAGGAAAATCTAATTAATACTTTAATAGTTAGAAGTCAACAAAAAGCATATTACACAACTGATAATGTTGGACACTATGGACTTGGATTTGAGGACTATTGCCACTTTACAAGTTGTATCAGAAGGTATGCTGATATATTAGTGCACAGACTATTGACATTATCATTAGACAATGGTGGTTATACAAAATAACTTATCTTCTATAACTTCATCATATCTTATTATTAAAAGTTGAATATTATTATTTTTACAATATTCAACTTTTATTTTATCTTTTATCCTTTGATTTATTAAAGTATTCATACCACCAAAATGTTCTATTGGTTCATAATGTTGAATACCATTATATTCTATACATAGATTATATTTAGGTAGATAAAAATCATATCTCAGTTCTTTGATATTTTTACAATCACTAAAAACATATTCTCTCTTATATTCAATATTATTATCATCCAAATATTTTGATATTAATTTTTCTCCAATTGATTCCTTACATATTGAACATCCTTGTTTTCTATTAGTATGATGTTCAGGACTAATTTCAAATACTCCGTGTTTTTTACATATAATTTTTACTTTCATCAAACTATTTTTATATTCTGTTACTAGTGAATAGTCATATTTATCACCATGTATATCCTTACATCTTTGTAAAAATGTATTTAATCCCATTCTTCTGTTATCCAATCTACATTTCATACAACCTTGACCACTTAGATGTGCTGATGGTCTTTGTAAAAATACACCATGTTCTTTACAAATTATTTTAATTTTATGTGTGGTGTTTTTATATTCAACCATAGAATAATCATATTTATCATTATGTTTTTCTGAACATTTTATTAAAAAGTCAAATACTATATTATTAAATATCTCTTTATTATATTTTATTTTATCTTCTATTTTATTATATTTTTCTCTATTAATTCCACATTTAGTACATCCATATTTACTACTAAGATGATTACCAGGTTTTTGTTCAAAATTACCATGTGTTGGACAAATTATAATTACCTTAATATCATTGTTAATATAATTAACTTTTGAATAGTCATACTTATCACCATATTTTATTTTTGATTTTTCTATAAATTCTTCTGTTGTTAATTTCTTCATGATTATTTTTCTAATTTTTCTCTTATAATTTCAGAAACTTTAACCACTCTTCCTTCTTTTACACTTTTATTTATTGCAAGGTCTACAAGTTCTTGGTATAATTCTTTTTTAATTCTAATTGTAACTGATCTATCCTTATTGTCTTTTGTCATATTATTTTATTTATTTTTTGTCTTACATTATATATTAAAACTTTATCTCTTCCTTTCATATAATTATTATGAAAAATAATTAGGTGGTAATATTTATTTATACTACTTTTACAAAAATAAATTAAAAATATATGAGAAAATTATTATTAGGAGCTCTACTACTATTGAGCATGGTAAGTTTTGCACAAACAAAGATTATTTATTCAAAAGATGTAATGACTGATAAAGAATCGGTTAGTATTTCTGATGTATTGATGTGTAGTGAAGATGGTAAAAAAGGATTTATTGTAATGGTTTCATTAAATTTGAAAGATGGTATAGTAAATTACAATGGGTTGATTGTAAAATCTGCTTATGTTGGTGGGTGTCATGAAAATGATACCTTAATTTTATTATTTGATGATGATACTAAAGTAACACTTTCTATGTGGAACAAATTCAATTGTGATGGTAGTAGTTATTTTGATTTTTATAAAAAAGAATTTGAATCATTCTCAACTAAAAAAGTTAAAGCAATTAGGTTGTCAAATGGAAGAACATATGATAGTTACACCTATGTATTAAAACCATCTGAACAAACTTATTTTATTGATGTAGCCGCATTGATTAAGGCTAATGTATATTCAACAAAATAAAATAAAAAAAGAGACTTATAAAGTCTCTTTTTTTATTTTATTCAATATATTTTCATCATATTTAATTGATATTAATTTAATATTATTACTCTCACAATAATCCTTCTTTATTCTATCCTTTATTATTTGTTTTTTTAATTCTTTAATACCACCAAAAACATCGACTTCTTCATAATGTTGTCTACCATTATACTCAATACACATATCATAATCAGGTAAATAAAAATCAAATGGCAGTCTTCTTTTATATTTACAATCATCAAATGTCTTTTGACCAATATATTGTATATTATTAGATATAAGATAATTTCTTATTATTTTCTCTCCTTTACTTTCTCTACACACTGGACAACCCTGACCTAATAAATGTAAATCAATCTTTTGAGTAAAAAGACCATGTTCTTTACAAATAATATCAACCTTCTCTTTATTATTGTTATATTCTTTTACTAGTTTATAATCATATTTATTATTATGAATAACATTTGACTTTCTAATGAAATTATCCAAACCCAACTTTCTACAATCATTACATCCTCTTTTTTGATATAAGTGGTTTTTAATACTGGTTGTAAAAACACCATGTTCTTTACAAATAACATCTATTTTATCCTTTACACTTTTATAATCAGAAGAAACTATTGAGTAATCATATTTACCATTATGTAATTGAAAACATCTTTCTAATAAAATATCAATACCAATTTTCTTATCATCAATTCTACATTTATCACACCCTTGACCATTCAAATGGTTGTTTGGATTTATAGAATACTTTCCATGTTTTTGACAAATTATATCTACATTGGTTCTCATATTCTCATAAATTGTTATTGAATAATTATATTTATCCTTATGTTTAAGTAAACATTTATCAATAAATATCTCTGTTGTTAATTTTTTCACATTATTTTACTAATTTTTCTCTTATTATATCTGATACTTTAATTATTTTATTTTCTATAACTGACTTATCAATTGCCTCTTTAACTATTTTATCATAAACTTCCTGTTCTATTCTTATTGTAATAGATCTACCTTTTTTAATCATTTTTGTATTTATTATTTTTGTCTTACATTATATATTAAAACTTTATCTCTTCCTTTCATATAATTAGTATGAAAATTGATAGAAATAAAATTAATGAAATGTGTAAACACATTTCAAGTAGAGAAGTATTAGCAAAAAAAGCAGAACGTGATTCCATACGTTATAAACAAATTGAATACTTAGAAGATAAAATTGGACAAGTATTTGATGGAATTGTATCAGGAGTAACCGATTGGGGTATGTATGTTGAACTTATTGAAAGTAAATGTGAAGGTATGGTTAGATATAACAATAACTACACAGTTGATACAGATAATTATATTGTATTTCCTAAAATGGGAGGTTCAATAAGATTAGGTGATGAAGTTAAAGTAACAGTTAAAGCAATTGACTTAGACAGAAAACAAATAGACTTTGAGATATTCTAATGGAATTAAATGTTAAACTAAATAATAATACTTTAGACCAGTATGATAAAGCACTTTCCACTTATAATGAGTGGAAATCTTTTTATAGGGATATTAAACTATCTACCTTACTTGAAGGTAAGAGAGTTCAGTTTGATATTGATAATATACAAAAGATTGGAATGGTTCATGATTTTGTAACTCTTGAGAATCCTGGTAAATTACAAACAATGGCCTTTAGTATAAGTGGTATGACTTTCATTATAAAAGATAATAATATTGAAAAGTTAACATTAGAAGCAGAATTTTTAGAAACTGATTGTGGAAAAAAATTAAAAGAACTTTATGATGCAGGTATAGAACTTGAAGTCAGACAAGTATTCACTGATAGAAATGTTTCATTCACAATAGACTTACCAGAAACTAAAAATCCTTTCAATTGAAAGGATTTTATTTTTACTAGAACTCAAACTCGCCTCCACCCTCTGGAGCAGGAGGTGCTTCTGGTGCTGCTTGAGGTGCTACTTGACCACCACCTTGTGCTGGTGCTTCTGGTGTTGCTTGAGGAGCTGCTTGTCCACCACCAGGCATTTCACCACTTTCACCGGAGCCACCAAATCCTCCACCACCTCCACCACCTTCTGATGGAGCACCAGGTTCACCAGTAGCACCTGCTGCTTGATTAGCAACATCCATTGCCCAGTATTTAGCATTCTCAGCTTTTTCTTCTGGAGTAAGTTTGAATACATTATCCATAATCCATTCAATGTGAAAGTATGGTTTCTCACCATTCATAACACCAAGTAAAGTACCAACTATACCTGCTTTCTTTTCTAAATTGTTTATCTTTTTCCATTCTTCAAATACTTGATTTGTAAAGAATGTAATATCAACAGCATTTGTAAAAAACTCATCATCCTTTAACTCAGGAAACTCAATTAACATTTGTAATCTTAATGGTTTAACAATTAATTCTTTAAAGTTAGATCTTAATCTACTAATAAAGTTATGGAACTTAATCTCATCTCTTGTCATTTCAGCAGCATCAGTAACTAAGTTACCACCACCATTATCACTTTCAAATCTTGACATTGGTATTTTAGATGCTCTCTTTAATGCTTTAAAGAACCAATCCAACATTGTATCATCATTTAAGTTATGACCTTGTGGAGATTCTAATGTCATATTTGGAGTACCTGCATCTCCCTCAGGAAACCAGATTTGTTTGTTATAAGGTAAGTGTTTAGAACCATTAATAGTTAAAGTTCCCAATGAGTCATCCCATTCTACTTCTTCTGAATAATCATGTATTAATTGTCCTATTTGTTCTTCTGCTCTTTGTCTTGACATACCTTTAATTGGAATAGTAAACTTCTGATAAATAGTTGCATTAATAATATTAAACATTATTCTTGTTTGTTGTAATATTTTTAATTGATTGTAAGGTTTAATCAAACCCTCTACATAAGATGTCTCTGAAAATTCATTTTGAGTTGAATATGAAACATAAACTATCTGTGAATCTAAAAATATTCTTCTTAATTGTGGATCCTCAGGAAACTGAATCCATAAGTGACCAATTGAAGGTTCATAAGCAGGAACTAAAGTTTCTGGTCTTAATCTATTGAAACTAATAATATTCTTCTTTTTATCATCAAATATAATCTCAAGTGCAACATAACCATCAACTAAAAAGTCTTTCATCATATTCCAAGCAGTAATGTTGTCAGAGAATCCAAACTTATTATAAATAGATTCAAAGTACTCTTGATACTTATCTTGTATCTCTGTTGAATATTCTATAGGTAAAGCCACTGGTGAACAGAAATCTCTCTCATCATTATAAACTATACACTCATCAGCAATTGAGCTCACAAAGTCTCTAATCTCATCTTTGATAGAGTATTCTCTTAAAATTCTTCTCTTATCAGCATAAGCTTTGTCTAAATAAGGTATTGATTTTCTGTTTAATACAGATGCTACAGCTCGTTGCGAGAAGAAGTCATACATTGAATTTCCACGAGCAGCATATGGATCCTCATTAATACCAATACCCACTTGATTTCTAATAATCATATCATCATAGTTCATTCCATATGATGATAAAGTTCTTAATATCCTATTAAATAGTCCTTTATTTTCTACTGCAGATTGTCCTGCAGCACCAAAGTTGGCAGTATTGCTATTAGTGTCGAAATTATTGTAACTACTCATTATCTATTTTATATTTTTAATACTTGTATATATTAATTTTAATTTTCCTAATTATGGCAAAATATAATAGAGAGTGTGTATTATTTAATATATAAATAAAAAGTAAATACTAGTTATGAATGAAATATATATCTATGCATTGAAAGATCCTGAGAATAATGAGATTAAATATATTGGAAAAACAAATAATATTAAAAGAAGATATAATAATCATTTACAAGAGGTCAATAAAGGTATAAATACCAAAAAAGTAAATTGGATAAGAAAACTAAAAGAAAATAATACTAAACCAATTTTAGAAGTTTTAGAAATATGTTGTGATATAAATTGGCAAGATAGGGAAATGTATTGGATTGATATAATAAATCCAAAATGTAATCAAACTAAAGGTGGAGGAGGTCAAATAACAACTAATTCAGACTATATAAAGAAAATATCAACTAGTGTCTTACAATATAATCTATATGGAGATTTGATAAATGAGTTTGAGTCATTAAATGAAGCCAGTAGAAATACTGGAATAGCAACACCAAATATAAGTAGAGCATGTAATGGTATTCTAAAACATGCAGGATTTTTTATTTGGAAATTTAAAGATATAGAGATAGTTAATAATAATTCTAAATTAAGTAGAATTAAAAATAAAAAAAGAGTTATACAAATTGATAAAAGTGGAAATATTATATCAGAGTATGCATCTATAAGAGATGCAGCAACCATTAATAACTTTAATAGAAAAGCTATCTATAATTGTTGTCTTAATAACATAACTAATAGTTATAGTACATCAAGTGGATATATATGGAAATATATAGATGATATAATTTATATATAACTATCTTTTCCCATACTTGGTAAGACTTGTCTGTAATCTCTTAATATGATCCTTCATCACATTATACTTTTCTGAAATCTCACTATTAACATCATAAAAGTCATTTAATGCAGATGTCATTAATTCTTTATGTCTTTCATCTCTTTTACCAATTTTAGCAACCCATATTTCATTTAACTTGTTAGGATCATATTTATTTATAGGATGTTGTGAATATAAAAATCTTGGTAGTAACTCTAAACTAATTCTATGAACTCTAACCAATTGAATTGCATTGAACTCCATTAAAGCATATTCAAATCCTAATTTTCTAATCTCATTATACATACCATTATAATCAACTTTTAATAAACTATTCTTTTCAAAGTCTTCTGGTAAAATAAACTTATCAAATAACATCACTCTTATCTCCATTGGAATAAAATTGAAATTAACTGCAAATAAAATTACTTTATCATCAAACTTCTTAAAGTCTGCAACAAATACTGGTGAATACTTCATCCAGTTTGAATCATCTAAATAATGAAAGAAATAAAAACCTCCTGGGTAAATATCAGTAATACTAATTGCCAATACATCTGGTGCACTTTGATTATACTTCTCATAAAAAAATAATGAGTTATTCTTAAAGTTCTCAACAATTCCATTTCCATTAACAAGTAAGCTAAGTTTAACTCTTTCTATTAGTTCTGCCATAAGGGATTTTTATTTTTATATATAAAAAAAAGTAAATCAAACAATGATAAATTCTAAACCTAACAACTCAAAATTTCATGGTGGTAACTTTATACCTCAGAATAAAGATAAGGTCTTAAAATTAAACACAGAGGGTGGTGTGTACTATAGATCATCTTGGGAGAAGAAGATTATGTTCTGGATGGATATGAAACCTGAAATATTTCAATGGGGTGCAGAATGTTTAGAAATCCCATATCAGATGACTCACTTTGATAATGGTGATGCAAAAGTTAAAGCACATAGATATTATCCTGACTTTTTTTATAGAATGAGATTAGCAGATGGTACTCTTAAAGAAGTAGTTGTTGAAGTTAAACCACAAAAAGAATATGATATGGTTATACAATTAAATGAAGGTAAATTTGCAAATGTACCTGAAACAAGTTTGAAAAAGTTAAAAAGTTTTGAGTATGATTTAAAAATGGCATATAAAAACAAGAGTAAGTGGGAAACAATGATTGCTTGGTGTGATAAAAAAGGTTATAGTTTTATAATAATAACTGAAAATCACTTAAAGAAATTTAGTGTTTAATCTAAAATATATTCTATTTCTTTTAACTCAACTAAGTTTCTAAGTTCTGTTTGTAATAATCTAATAGACTTTGCTTCTTTTATAATATTATAGATATTATCTGTAACTGAAACTTCAATAGGTGCACCAACTGCTACTTCATATTCATCAGGAATAACATTTGATTGTCTTAACTCATATTCTCTATTGATATAATCCAATCTAGCTTCTAAATCTATATGTATAGAACAACCATCTGGTCTTGAACCTTTTCCTTTAATAGATTCTTCCCAAAGTTGAAGAATAATAGTATCTGATAATTTTTTCATTATTATTTATTTACTACTTTTATCAAAATTATCTAATAAGTTTTCTATCTTTTTCTTTCTTATAACATTCTTTGGAAAAATAGACATAGTATTTGTTATAGTGGCAGCACCAAATCCAGGATTTGCCACTATATCAAATGTTCTAATATTATATAGAGTGTAGTCCATTTCCATCATTTGCACTATTTATTGAGATAAGTTTAATTTGATGTTCATTATCACCTTTCTTTTTATAAAGGTCATTCCATCCTTTTGCCAATCCTCTTTTGAATATCTCTGTAAAGTAAGCAAAGGCATTAATTGATTTGTCTTCATTGAAATTATACCAGTTTTGAAACATATCCAATAGACCACTTTGGTAGCAATCTAATTTGTCATCATTTGACCAGTATCTCATTTTTTTGATTGTTTTCTTTGCTAAAAGTTCTAGCATCTTCTCAGCATTTCTTGTTAGTCTTCCCTGTGCTTTTGACACTATGATCTCTATGTAGAGATCTTTATTGTTTAAATAAATAACCTTTAAATCATTTTTTATAAGAGTTAAACCTCTTTATTTACCTTTAATGGTTTCATGTTATATATTTGTGATTAATAAAGTTTAATAAAAAAGTAGCCTTTTTTAGATTTTTTTTCTTTTTCTATTAATTTATCTATTTGGTTTGAGTTAACACCAGTAAATTTAACTGCTTCTGATTTTTTAGAAAAAATAAAAACTTTATCATTATATAAAACCTTTATTTCACAAGATTTTGTCATTGATTGTTTTTCTATTGATTCTAAACTTCTTTTAGAACCTATTTTCTTACTTGATAATTTATTTCTATGTTCTTTAGTAAAAACTATACCTTTTCTAGATTCTGATAACTTCTTTTTAGTTTCATCTGACATCTTTTTACCAAGATTATAATTAATAATTGGATGATTCTTATCCAATTTTTTACCCCTTTGACCATCACCACCATCAGTTAGATTAGTTAGTAAAAATCCAGTATCTTTAAGTTCTTTTATAAGTTCAATTTCTCTATATAGTATATCATCATGATTATTAGAATTATATATAATCTCTATTAATGGAGATTGTTGATTATCAATCAAAGACTTTATCCAATATGACTTATGAGTTTTAACACCTTTCTTAGCATCTCTTATGTGTTCCCACAATCTTCTTTTAGGATTATTTGAATAACCTACATATCTAATATCTAAACTATTTGGATCTTTTAAAACATAAAGTGAATACATAACATATATATTAAAAAAAATACTCAAACTTTCATTTGAGTATTTTTTATATGTTTTAGAATGATTATCCTCTAACTCTTTCTTTGTATTGTAATTCTTTAACTGATTGTAATTCAGTGTTAAGATTTGTACTTCTTTTCTCTAAGTTTTTAAGAGCAGTAGTTAAAGTTTCTGATTCACCAATCATTTGAATAGAACCTTTAATTTTATCAATGTTAAAGTTAATATCTTCTAATTTAAGAGTAATTTCTCTTTCTTTATCTTCAAGTTTTCTTTTAACAATTAACTCTTTACCTAATTTATTTTCATAGAAGTAAGTTAAGTCACAGTTTAATTCATTTCTTACTTCATTTACCAATTCTAAAGCTGATTCATATTTGAAGAATGAATTACCATATCTTTCATCACATCTGTAAACAAATGTATTGTTTTTATAATTGAATGCAAATACTTCTAAATAAGGATTGATTAAGTTGTTAACTCTTTTAACAACATCTAATTCAACAAATTTATCTAAGTTTTTAGAAGTTTCTAATAAAACTGGATAAAAGTTTTTGTTTACAATTGGAACAATTGGAGAATTGAATAAACTCTCTAATGTAGTTTCACCATTTAATTCATCATCATTAATGAAAAGTGCTTTTTTACCAACTCCTAAACCAATAGTCATATACTCAGAAATTCTGAAATTAATTCTATTTTCAGTAACTGATGCATATTTCATAGCAGTTTCTAAAGTTCTTAAACTTTGTAAAGCCTCTAAATCTTTAACATGATTTTCCAATAAAGTTTTTTCAATTGAATTTTCAGTTAATAAAAACCAAGAATCTCTAACTAATGCAATGTGTCCTTCTTCAACTTGCTCAACAATTGTAAAAATTGATTCAGCATTACCACCACTTAAAAGATTATTTCTTTTTTCTGGAGATTTAGTTAAGTTATGAACAAATACTTTAATTTCTGGAACCCAGTCATAAACTGCTAACTCATTAAGAACTTTTGACATTCTATCTTGATCAGTCTCTAAATTAATAGTTTGTAGTAAAACATTTATAGGTTGTCTATAAAGCTCACCTTGATTTTTAGAATTAAGAACACTGTATAGGTTTTTTAATTCATATAACAATTCATAGTTTGCCATGTCATCATTAAGGTTCTCTAATAAAGATTTAACTTCCTTATCATAAGTATAAGGTTTTAATCTTTCATTAAGTGACGTAATTATAGTTTTTTCAGAGTGTTGATTACAAGCATTCATATGGCTTTCCACAATTACAAATATCTCTTCCTGGTCTAAAGCAAGATCCTTTTTGAAGTTAAACAATTCAAGTTTAAGATTCTTCATATTATTAAATATTATTTTTTTTATATACTATATATTTATATTAAAAAGCCATTTTTTACCACTTTTTACAAATCATTATTAGTATTCCTATTCTGTATTCCTCTTGTTCCAGGATTATCATTTCTTGCATTAGATTGTTCTCTTGCTCTTAATATATTATTAAACCACCTTGTTCTTTTTGGTTGTAAAAAGTAATCAGCTTGATTATAATAACTTGATTGAGTAGAACCTGGTTGGTTAAAGTAATCAGAGAAACCACCATCAATTGAAAATCCATTCATATCTGATTGTCCTGTTCCTTTTGAATATCCTGGCATATCAATTCTATCTTTTCTAAATGCAGGATAATAAGTTTGAACTTCAAAAGAAACTTTTAACTTAACCATGTTATCACTAGAAAGATTTTTTTCTCTTGATATTTCTATACCATTTGTATCAGGCATCAAAATAACAGCATCTATATTCATAAAGTTGTGTTCAAAATACATAAACTTATAAATCCATAAAGTGTCCATAACTGATTGACTACACTTAAATATATCTAACTCACTTGCTAATAATATTTCCAAATCATAAGTTACTGAAACTGGAACAGATCTAACTCTTCCAATTAATTTTTTAATCTCAACCTCATTTTCAACAACTGTTCTTAACCAAACATTTGGATTTGCATACTCATCAGCTCTGATGTTAAATCCAGTCATTGTTACATGACCTCTTGGTATCATATCAGTATTTAATTCAACATATCTACCATTACCTTCTGAATCACCAGAAACTATATCATCAACAAATGAATCTAATAAAAATCTCTCATCACCTGTCATTGAATAGTAGAAAGGTACATTCACATATTTATCACCTGATGAAAATCTATTAATCCACTTTACTTGTCCTTCTAATGTATCTAATACGCAAATGGTTAGATCACGAAAGAAGACATCATCCATATTGTATCTCTCACCTATTGACATAATCTATTATTTATTTTTTTAAAATCAGACTCCCAGATAGAGACTATTTTATAACCTAGTGATTTTAAGCATTCCTCTCTCTCAATTGTTTTTTTATACAATTCACCATATTTAATACCATTAACTTTATTTATATCATCTCCTTTATATATATTAGGATTACCATGCCAAAAATCACCATTAAACTCATATATTATATTTTCATCTAAATTAATACCATCTACATAAAACTTATCTATCTTGTATTGTCTATAATCTTTATGTATACCAAAACTATCTAACCAAATATTTTCCAATATACCACCATTTCTATTACACTTTGAACAACCTCTTCCATTTAAGTGTGAATTTGGTGTCATTGTAAAATCACCATGTTCTTTACAAACTATTGTTACTTTTGTGTTTGAGTCTAAGTATTTTAGTTTTGAATAATCATATTTACTATTATGCAATATATCTGATTTTTCAATAAATTGTAGAGTAGTTAGTTTACCTTTACCAATTGAATTACATTTTACACATCCACCTGTTTTAGAAGATAAGTGTTTTTCTGGGGTTTGTAAAAATTCTATATTGTGTTCTTTACATGTTATGATAACTTTTTCTTTCATTTTAACATAATCAACTTTGGAATAATCATATTTAAAATTATGTTTAATATTGAATTTATTTAATAACTCATCTATATTGTTTTTTCTTAAATTGATCCTTTTAATTATACCACAAGTTGGACAACCACTTCTATAATGTACAGAAGGTAACTGATAAAAAATTCCATGTTCCAAACAATTTATTGAAATCAAAGACTTCTCACTAACATATTCGGTATTTGAATAGTCATATCTATTACCATGTTTTGATGTTGATTTTAAAATAAATTCTTGTGTTGTTAATCTTTTAGACATAAAGTATATATTAAAAATTAACTCTCTAAAAAAATAATATATACAAATATGAAATACTTAAAAATATTTGAAGATTTTAATAATGAATTTCCTGATGTATTCAATGGAACTTTAAGAAGAGGTGTTAAAATTGATAAAGATGAATATATTGATAATCCTAAGTCACGTAAAATTAGCAGTGGAAACTCTGATGAAGAACATTATGTAGAATTTCTTAAAAATTATTCTAAATTAGGAATACCTGATCCAACCAAGTCAATACATATGTATTTTAGGTTAATATCAAGTAATGATTGGTATGGAAATCAATATAATATTATTCCTGAAAAAGATGCAGTATTTGGATTTTGCAAACACATAGACTGTGGTAATGGAACTTTAGGAAATACCTATTTTGGAGTTGATAAAATTACAAAAGAATATAAAATTAAAGTCACTATTAAAGATATTGATAGTTATGATGATTATGATAATTATTTTACTGACTATTATGAAGATAAAAATAAATATCTTGAAGAGATTACTGAGTATCAAAAAAAATTAATAGACTTAGATTTAGTTGGTATTTTAACATATGATGAACTCATCAAAATGTCTAAAGAAGAAGGTGAAACACTACAGGTTTGGACTGAATCACCTTGTTTACATAAAAAGGTAATTTAAAAATCAATAAACTTTAATTAAAAATTACTGTATATCATGTAAAGAAAATTATATGTCAGTAAATAAATTATTATTGTGGGAAAAATATCGTCCAAAGAATATGGAAGATGTTATCTTACTACCAAGAATAAGAGAACAATTCAAAGATGGTGTCACTCAACACTATATCTTTCATGGTCACTATGGAACTGGTAAAACCAGTTTAGCAAGAATACTTATAGGTAAATACTCAAAAGAAACCGCATTCTTAGAACTTAATTGTTCTTTTGATACTTCTATTGATGTTCTTAGAACTCAGATTGATGACTTTTGTAAATTCTCATCAATAATGGATGTGAACTCAGATGTAAAGTATGTATTCTTAGATGAGTTTGAAAGAGTTTCTGCAAACTTCCAAGATGCATTTAAAGCATTTATTGAGAAGTATAATAAGAATGTTAGATTTATCATAACAACCAATCACATAAATAAAATATCTGATGGATTAAAGTCAAGAATTAAATTGATTGACTTTGATGTTCAAGGATTAGAAGAAGAGAAATTCTTAAAACAAGAAATCTATAAAAAGATTACTAACACAGTTCTACCTAATGAAGGTGGTGAAATACCTAAAGAAGATTTAATTTCAATTATAAATAAGAAGTTTCCAGATTTCAGGTCTGTAATGGTTGAAGTTCAAGGTTATTTAGAAACGGGTACATTAAGTAGTGGTGCAAGTAATATATCAAACAAAGTCAAATTAGACTTATACAAAAGCTTATATGATGATTTAGACTATGAACAAATCTATCACTTCTTAATGTCTAACTTTGGTGCAGAGAAGATACACTCAATGTTAACTCTTTTGGGTAAACCATTTGTTGAGTGGGCCTTTAATGAGAAAAGAGAAGACATATCTAAATTATTTGAGACAAGTTATGTAGTAACTGAGTTTACACCTAAATTAGATAGTGCAATTGATCCTATAATATTAGGAATGACCGTAGTAGGAAAATTTAGAGATATATTAAAAAACCCAGTTTAATCTGGGTTATTTTTTTTATATTCATCTAAGTTTTTATCATTTAAGTATTCTAAATATTTATGATAGAATGCTGGGTCAACTAAATAATATTTATCACAAACAAATGTTATTTCTTGGTCAACTATCTTATCCATTTGATTATTAACATATCCATATACTATATTCTCTAATCTTTCTTGTAATTCTTTATGTGCTTCTTCCATATAATCCTCAAGACTACAAGCAGGTTCCCAATCTAAAAGTTTTTGAACATATTCAAATGACTTATTTGACAATTCTACATTATCTTCTTTAACTCTCTTAACTGCAGTTATAATATCATTATCATACTCAAGTCCATCATAACACCAATCACCATTATTACCAGGACCATATTGCCATTCCCAATCACTTTCATTATAATAGTACCAAGGTTCTCCTTCAATATCACCATATAAATCTTTTACATCTGGATTCCAAAAGTATTCATAATCACCAATTGGGAAAAATAAATAAGGTCTACCATAATCACTTGCAACTGTTGGTAGTTTAGAAGCAAAAACACCACTACTTCTTAATTTAAGTCCAAATTTTTCTTCAAAACAATTATCTAAAATTGTTGACACTTCCTTTCTAGTATCAAGTGGTGTTCTATCAATTCTAGCACCTTTAACACCAATACCTTTTGTATAAGTATCATCAACATTTTTTGCACCTCTAAAAATAGGACCTACTTTACTTTCTTTTACTTCATCTAGAAATTGTTTACACTCATCCTCTAATATAGATATAATTTCCTGAAATTCTTCATCATCATATTCTTCCTCTTTATATCTTTTCTCTGTCCAAGTAATAAAACTACCTAAACTTGAAAATCTTGGTGAAGAGGAACTACCAAACCCGGATGAGAAAAACTCATATGTTTTCATATATTTCATAAATGTATATATAAAATTTTTATATATAATTAATGAAAATATGTAATAGATGTAATATTGAAAAGGAATTAATATCTTTTTGTAAAAACTTATCTAAAAAAGATGGTTTAGAAATATATTGTACAAATAGGTATATAAAAAAAGATAGTATTAATTATGTCCAATAACTTTAACTTTATAGACTTTTATATACATTACCCAGGACATCCTGACTATATACCATTAGAAATAATAGAAGATGATGTAGTAAAAGTTATCATACAAAAGTATGAAATGATACTATTCACAAATAAAGGGGAAGTATTAGGTGAACCTAACTTTGGTGGTGATCTTACATTACTATTACATGAAACAAAACTATCATCAGAATCAGTTCAAGGTGAACTAATGGCACAAATTGCAGATTATATACCAGAGATTGATAGTATGAATTATGAGTTAGTTGTAAATTTTTATGATGATCCAGAAAACTATCAAGAGTATATGGAAATTAATTTTACAATTAATGGATATGAAGTTTATGCAACTATAACATAACCCAGTTATACTCTGGGTTTTTTTGTATAACAGAATCCCAAAAACCATCACTAACATCTTGGTCAATAAATATACTAAACTCTTTATCAATATTACTAAGTATAATACCAATTACTTTTTTAGAAAAACCTTTCTCATCTGTTGAATTAACAATAGATTTAATAGTAATAGAGTTATCTGTAAATTTTAACATAAGTGCCTTAATTGGTTCTTTAGAATCAATTCTAACCAATGGATTACCCAACTTATTAAGTTTAGTGGATAAGTATAAACTATTTTTTGATAGTTTTTTATATGTAAATATTTCTGATATTTCTTTTATAAGATTCTGCATCTTACAAAGATAAGGAATTATTTTATAGGACAATAAGTTGCAGAGTAAATATAATTATTATCTCTTCTAATTTTAACACCAAAAGTTTTTGCAGCAGTTTCCACATCTAAATAACATTCTTGGTCAGAACCACCAACCATTACAACTTCTTTACCTTTTAAGTCAGTAAACAACTCTTGTAGTTTTTTAGGTAGATGATACCACTTATGATTGTTACCAATATAGATAAGGTAGGTATCTTCTGTAGTTTTGAAGAAATCACCTCTTTTTAATTGATGATTATCTTCTTTTTGTTTAATATCATTAAATACCTTTTCATCTAAAATCTTTTTATAGAAATCTGCATCAACATCATAATTATATCTTTTCTCAATCATATCTCTTTGATTAGGAAAACTATATAAATCATTATGAACTGGAATATCTGGATTCTCATCATATAGATAATCTTTATCTACATTCTTACCATCAATATGATTATCCCATATTTGATAAACATCTTTAAAACTCTGGCAATATTTATTAAGAGCCGTTATATAATTATCAGTGAAAAACTTTTTAAAAGACTTCTGAACATCAACTATAATTAAGATTCCATTACCTTTATTAAAATCTTCATATATTTTCAAATGTCTCATTTATAAAGAATATTTATTTTTTAAGAATTGTATAAATCTATCAGTACCTTCAAGTGCAGAGTCAATCTCTCTTGAATAAAGGTGTCTATCAGTTAATTGATATTTTGCATCATCCCAACTCCATCTAGATGCAACTCTTTCAAAGAAACTTCTAACTGAATATAGATACCTTTTTTGTGAAAGAAGTTCAGTAATTGTTGTTAAATCTGCCAGTAATGACTCATAATCATATAAAGTCTCAATCTTATAATTAGATACATACTTAAAAATAAGATTATTTATCTCCATAATATTATTAAACACTTTAACAGGTCTATAATCTTTTGTACTTTCTGCATGTGAATTAAGATATGATTTGGTTAACTCTAAACTTTTACTAATTCTAATTTTATATTCCTTCATACTATTAATATATGATTGAATATTATAATTTATATTATTTACTTTATTTGTTAATGCATTTCTATTCGCTTCACTATTATCTTTTTGTAAAGAAATCATAATATCATAAACTTCTTCACCAACTGTATTTATCTTACGCATAGAATCAACATCACTAGAAGGATATATTGCAAATAATGCAAAATTATTACATAATAATCTTGAAACAAGTTTATGTAGGTTCTTAATATCATCTAAGTTACCTTTAATTTTACTTCTTTCTATAAGACCATCAAAATATCTTCTAATGTTTTGGTCTTTAATATCTTCATTACTTTGTAGAGCAACTGCATCTTCCTTACTTTTCTCTCTTTCTTTTCTTGTTATTTCAGTACTTTTTACTTTTTCAGATTTCTTTTTCAACTTATCTAAATCAAGTACCAATGCAAAATTAGCTTCTCTTAATGACTTCTCCATATTAGACTCAACCCAATACCATCCAGAAGCACTAATTGAACCATAACTTATACCAACTGTTCTATCATATCTGTATGGACTTACACTATCATAAGTAACACCATTTGTTGCAGTTTTTGTAATATACTTTTTATCAGCACTAAACCAAAATTTAAGATATTTCCATTTTTCTTTAAATGGTTCAATTCCTGTACCATTACAATTTGGACATTCCATAACTCTAATACGACCAGCTCCCCAAGTTCTTTTTAATTTACCATCCTCACATTTTTCACCAGGTATTCCCACAATAGAACCAAATTCACTTTCAGATGTTGCACTACATTTTTTTTGTACTGGGTCTTTATGACGTGTAAGTGCTTTTTTATAAGGTAGATATTCAAATAAATCATCACTTATTTCAGATAATGGAAAATTCATTGAATTACATAGTGATTTTATATCTTGTAGAAATCTACTTCTATATTCTTTATTAATAAACTTTAATGTCTTAGATAATTTACTAGACTCAAATGCTTCAAAAAGTTGTATATATTTTAAGTCTTTCATTATATTGATGGTCCTGTTATTTCTATTTTAATACCTTTTGATTTTAATGAATCAAAAAATGGTTTTGTTTCTTTTGTTAGTAAGTCACCTGAAACTCCAAGTTTTTTAAGACCAACAACACCTCTAATTGCATTTTGTAATTGTCTGATACTATCTAATGTATAAATAAGATGTAACTCTTCTAAATTTTTAAATTTAGAAAAATTAGGAACTGTTTTATTATCACAACTTATAAGTCTTATCTTTTTAATATCTGGAGTATTTTTTGCAATATCAGTAAATATCTTATTATCAAATTTACATTTTTCAAATGCAATTGCAGAGTAAGATATTTTAGAAAATGGTTCCAATGAATCTAATTTCAAATACTTAAACTTAACCCATTCAAGTTCTAATTTAATATCTAAAAGATTTTCAGGTAATTCAGTAGTTTCAATAACCAACTCTTTAAGATTATTATTTGGTGAAATAATAAAACTACTCCAATCATGTAAAGCAGAAAGTTCAAGACTTCTAACATTAGAACCTATTCTTTTTTTGTTTAGAATTAAATTCTCAATTCTATCATGGTATGGTCTTTCTATCTTATCATCACCTGAATCAATATCTGGTGCATAGATATATTTATAACCACTTGTAGTAGTTGCTTCTTTATTTGATGTATATCTCTCAACAATTTCTGGGAAAATATCTTGCATTCTATCAGGGTAAGCTCTATCAAAATATATTTTAATATCTTTGTTTTCATCAAGAGTTTCAATCTTTCTTAATTGCATTCTTGATAATGGCATTACATCTGCTATTTTTTGATTCTCTTTATTATAAATTGGTGTATCAAAAAGTAAAAATGCAGGAATACTATTTGGATCAAATACATTTGCCAATAACTGACTTCTACAAACTCCTGTATATAAATGTTGACAAGATGAATAAAATTTAGATATAGACATATTTAATATATCCATTGGATTATGTTTAATTGAAAGATAAATATCTTTCTCAAATACCTCAACATCATATTTCCAATCATAATCTGAATTTGAGTCATCCTTTGCAGCACTTACATATTTTTGTAAATCACTATTATTAAATAAATTATCAGTTAATATATCAGATTCTTTATACTTATCACCTAAATTACTTTCTAAATACTTACTAATCATTGAATTATAATCATCCATAGCAGAATTAATATTAACTAAGTTATTTGACAAAACTAATTCACCTGGAGTTTTTTCAACTCTAATCATATTTCCATCAGAATCTTTTATTGGTCTACCATTCTCATCTTTAGAAATCATATTATTTGCCAATGTATCATTTACAGATATTTTTCTAAATACTGGATTGAAAATAAATACTAATTGGTCTAAAGTAGGTTTATTTATATCAATTTCTTTTACATTTTCTGATGCTACCTCAGAAATAAAATTAACAAATGCTTGTGGTAAATTATCAAATAATTGAATTATCTCATCCATATCACAATCCATAAAAGCAGAAAATACTGCCATCTTATCTTCATAGTTTAATTTCCATCTACCTTGTTCTATACTACTTGTAGGTTCTATCTCTTCATAATCTAAATACTTCTCTCCCCATTTGGCAGCAACTGCCTTAGCCTGTGTAGGTAAAATAACATCTCTTAATCTTGCTTCATTAAGGAATTTGTTTCTATTTCTAATCCATTTCATATATTTTAATATAAATTTATTTGTAGTGTATATATTAAAAATTTTTTCACTAAATTTGTACAATGCTTAACCTTTTTAATAAAATACAAATTAAAAATATTCTTAACCAAAAAATAAAGGATAGAGAAATCATTAACTTCAAGTTAAGTGATGAAAAACTCTGTTTGTATATGTCAAGCAAAAAGAAAAATAAGAAGTATGATATTGACCTAAGTAAAGTATCTGGTAAAGAATTAATAACCATTCTTTATAAAACTATACCTAAAGATATTGATAATCATTTTAAAGTTGAAATGAGAAATGTCAAACTGAGAAAATTATTAAACTAATCTATAACAAAACTATAAAATAATAAACTAAAAATATGATATTACAAATTGCTTTACTTGTCTCATTAGGTTGTTTATTCTTCCTAATAATATTATTACATATATTCTACTCAAAGAATGAATCTTTAAAGAAAGAACTTAGTGAAATAAAAGTCAAGAACACTGAAATGGAAAAGTTCAATGATGATCTTATGTTAATTGAACCTGGAGATAAAGTTATTTATCCTGATTATGGACTTTGTTATAATCCAAAGACTGACAAAGAAGAAAGTTTCAAAGTTACTTATGAACTTGAAGTTTTAGATACATCTACTGATAAAGTAAAAGTTAGAGCTATTGATTTTACATCAACTGATGCAATTGGTAGAAATCCAAAGAATAAAGCAGGTATTATTGAGTTTATGAAAGACAAATGGGTAAATAAGAAAGAAATACAACTTGTTGTAGATGATTCTATTAAAAGAGATATTAAATTAAGAAAATTAGGAATTAATTAATGAAAGAGTTAGCAGAAATTGAAAGAACTTATATTAAAGATATTGTAGAGTTCTTTTGTAGAAAATCATTGGAATTTTTCATAGGTAGAAAATCAGATTCATTTTCTAATGAGGTTACATCTTGGATAGAAAGTAAGATTAGAAAAAGATTACATGAAACAGGTTTAATAACTGACTATCGTATTGTTGTTAACTTTTACGATATTGCACAAACTAGAGACATGAAAATTGGCCAATTATTAGGAACATCTTCTGTTAAACCTAAAAATACTATTGAAGTTAGTGTAAAATATGGTAATAGAGATTTTGAAACTTTTGAATTTGAAATTACTTAATTCTTAAACTATAAAACTTGCTCTTATCAAAATAAAACTCAATTTCAGTTGATGATATTTCTCTGATTAAAAAATCAGTTCTTTCTCCTATAATAATATCATTAACTGAATTATCTATAATTACTTCACAATCTATATCAGTCAAAAAACTATTAAATATCTCAGTTGATGTAATTATAAAATTACTTGATGAAATATCTTTTAGTTCTTTCAAAATAACCTTCTTATTATCTCTAAAAAACATTGTAAGTACATTTTTAGACATTTCTACTTCTCTGATATTAGATAGTGTCATGTTGGTAAATAACATTGTTCTAATAGAAGAAATATCAGTTATGTCTAACTGATATTTTTCTAAATTATATATCTCTTCTCTTATAGAAGATTGTACTTTACCATTCTTTTTAAATACTTCTCTTATACTAAAAGAAACTGGATTACTATCAACTTTAATAAAGTTGAAAAACTTTTCTATTTCATTAGAAAGAAGTGTCATAGTAATCTAAGATAATATTATTTTTATCAATTATAAATTGTAATTCATCTCTTCTTACTAATTGATACTCAAAGTGTCTACCTGTTTTGAAAAGAGTTCTGATAAATGGAATTTCATCACTATAGTTTACAGTCTTTTCATCAATCATTAAACAAAGTACTTTTTTATCATCTTCTGTATTATAATGTGTTACTATATCACCATTATCTTTATCTAAACCTTGTTTACCATAACAAATAAACTTTGTTTTCATTTTTTCACCACTTGGTGTATAATGAATAGTAATATCATCACCAATTTCAATATTTGGTTGTTCATCTTTTATATAAAGTCTTATCCAAAAGAAAGTTTTTTGTTCTTCTACAATAGTATTGACTGCTTCATCACTTACTTTATCTGGTAAGTCAGTAGTATCAATAGTTTTTATTTGTTCAACTATAGTATCTAAATAGTTCATTGTGCTTAAATTACTCATTTTATTTTATTATTTATTTTTATATAAATTAATTATATTAAAGTTTTATTAAAGGGGAGACCAAGAGTTTAATATATAAAGTATGAAAACAGGAATATATAAAATAGAATGTAATGGTAAATATTACATTGGATCATCTAAGAATATTAATAAAAGATGGTTGAGACATATAAATGACTTAAAGAATAATAAACATGTAAATATTCATTTACAACGTGTCTTTAATAAATATGGAATTGAAAAATTTAATTTCTCAATTATTGAGGAATGTAATGTAGAAACTCTTCTTATAAGAGAACAATACTACTTAGACTTAAATAAAAATGGATTTAATATAGGAAAAAATGCATCAGGTGGTGATAATTTAACAAATAATCCTAATAAGGAAGATATTATATTAAAAATTAAAAATACAGTCAATTCCAAAATTGTTAATATGTCTGATGAAGAAAGAAAAGAAAAATGGAGTAGAGGATATGGTTCTGATAATCCAAATTATGGTAATACATGGTCAGAAGAAATGAAACTACATAATTCATCTATAAATAAAGGGAAAATACCTTTTAATAAAGGAAAATCCAATATAGAATTATATGGAGACAAAAAAGCAAAAGAAATAAGTGAAATAATATCAAATAATGCAAAAGAAAGAATAGGTGATAAAAATCCTTTTTTTGGTAGAAATCATACAGAAGAAAGTAAGAATAAAATAAGAGAAAAAAGATTAGGTAAAAAACCCACAAATAGAATAAAATTATCAGTAAATGATAAAGTATATCATTCGTATCAAGATGCATCAAATGAATTAGGATTACCAGTAGTAACCATTAGATGGAGATGTCTATCCAATAATCCTAAATTCAGTAATTATTTTTTAATTTGATAGCTCACCTTTAAGAGTTGGTGATGATTTATAACCAACTATCTTAAAGTCTTCATATTTTATATCATCAATTGATTTATTAGATAATTCCAATGTTGGTAAATTATATGTTTCTTGTTCTAATTGCTGCTTAACAACATCAACATGATTAAGATATATATGACAATCACCACCTGAAAATATTAAATCATTTGGAACCATATTAACTTCTCTTGCCAATAGATGTAATAGTAATGCATAAGATGTAATATTGAATGGTAATCCCAAAAATGAATCAACTGACCTTTGAAACCATTTCAAATCCAATTTTCTCTTTGGAACATTCAATTCATCTAATTTCTTTTCATCAAAGTCATTACCATAACTAATGTGTTTGCCTAATGAACTACACCAGTGTTCTAATCTTTGTTCAAATGTCATTTCTGTAGTATAACATTGAAACCCAAAGTGACAAGGAGGTAAAGTCATATTTTCAATTTCTGAAACATTCCAAGCATTAACCATAAGTCTTCTTGAGTCAGGATCATTTCTAAGGTCATTAATAAGATTAGCAATTTGGTCTATACCATATTTCTCTTCTTCTACATTATTAGAACCCCATTCCATATCACGTGAAATTGCCATACCAGCAGAAACACCTTCCCAATTTCTCCATTGAGCACCATAAACAGGACCTAAGTCACCCCATCTTTCATGAAACTCAGGGTCATTTCTCATATTATCAACAAATTGTTCTTTAGTCATAATCTCAATTGGTTGAAAATCACATTGCCAATTTTCTTTTCTTATTTTTTCTTCTGTAGAGAAAACATATCTCTCATAAGCTTTGTAAGCATCACCATTCCAGATGTTACAACCATTATCAACTAAGTATTTGATATTGGTATCACCTTTCAAGAACCACATAAGTTCAATGATAACTGCTTTAGTGAACATTTTTTTGGAAGTAAGTAAAGGGAATCCTTCACTCATATTAAATCTCATAGAGTAGTCAAATACAGATATTGTATCCACATCAGTTCTACTTTTTTTAATTTTTCCATTTTTTAGTATATGTCTTAAAAAATCAAGATATTGTTTATCTACATTATTCATTTTTTTATTTTTTTTATTTTTTATATTCCCACTTATAACCACCAGCAGTTTTATTTGGATCATTTAATGCATTCCATATAGCAATATTTAATATATTCTTTACCTCTGTTTGTGATTCCCACTCCTTAATAAAATCACCTGATTTAGTTAATTGATTTATTTTCTTAAATCCAATACCTTTTTTTGAATCACTCATTTTCTTCCTTGTTTCTTCTGAATATTTTATACCTATTCTGGAATCACTCATTTTCTTCCTTGTTTCTTCTGAAAAAAATCTATTATATGAAGATTCTGATATTTTTTTAATACTTTCTTCTGTATGACACCAACCTTCCTCTTTTTTTATTCTATTTATTTCTCTTAATTTTTCTTTCTTCTTTTCAAGTCTGTTATCTGCTTCTTCCTTACCATATTTATCTACCCAATATCCATATACACCACCTTCTCTTGCAAATATTGAATGTCCAGATTCTCTATCACCTTCTGCACCACCACTTGATATATTATATCCTATTTTTCTATTAGTACTATCAAATTCAGATATCCAATAAATCTCTTTATTATTCATATCTTCTATAGTTAGACATTCTTCTAATATTTCTTTCTTAAAATTTTCCTTACCATATTTTTTAATAGATTTCTTTATTAACTTACCACTACCAAAATAATAAGGATTATTATTTTTATCTTGTCCAATATAAATTTTGGAATTTATCAAATTAGTAATTTTATAGACTATCATAACATAATTATTTTATAGTATATATAAAATAATATGTTCTATCTTTTTTATTTACTCCACTTTATAACAAAATTAGTTTCTTGTTATATGAATAATGGTAGATTTGTTTAATCATGTAACATGATTAATTATTATTTATTAAACTCAACTATTTTTAATTCACTCAATGGTTTTCTTGGTTCATTAGAAATCAATTCATGTCTTTTACAACACTCTAAAATATATTTAGAATGTTCTATATAATCTTTTTTAATTTTCAAAATTGAATTATTATTCTCTTCAACACCCTCTGGGTATCTTTCTTCTGCTCTTCCTAATGTTAAGTGCATACCAAAAAATGGATCTCTACTTAAACCCATTATTTCTCTAATACTTTCTGCTTCAGGACAATGAACTCTCAACCACCAGTGTTCACCACTTGAACATGGTTCAGTTTCAACATAGAAATCAATTTCTTTACCATCAAATAAATCAGTAAACTGGTTGAATGTTTTAGCATCCATTCTATCATTGATAAAGGTAATGTGAGTACCTCTCAAGTTTCTAACTAACTCAAGATTAAATCTTTTTTTCAAAAACCAAGCATAGTATTTATCTAAATCACAGTTAGTTCGGATCATAGCAACTTTCTTCCAAGATGCTTGACTTGCATGCTTCTTGGTTTTGTCCTCTGGACTGAAATCTAATATACCTCTTACTTTAAATACCATACTGCAAAGATAATAAAATTATATATAAAATAAAAATTAAATTATGGATAAATCACAAAAAGAAAATGTTTCATTATTAAGAGAAAAGTTCCTTCTAAACTATTGTAAAAAGATGAATTGGAATCATAATGAACTTTCAATTAATCAAATGTTGACCATAACCTCTCAAAAAGAGTATATTACTCCTAAACAATAAGTTTTTTATTAATATAAATAAAAAATAATTAATTATGAATGAATACACATACTTTTACCTTTGTAATAGGGTATAGACACACATTAGAAAAATTCAATAATCTAAAGAGAACTCTTGATTGGATTAATGGATTTGCAGGAGTTGATGTAATAATTGTTGAACAAGATACACACTCAAAAATCTCACACTTACCTTTAAAAGCAAGACAAATTTTCCTAAAATCAAGTAAACCTTATAATAAAGCTTGGGGATTTAATGTTGCCACAAAATTATCAAAATCAAATGTAATAGTATTTTCTGATTTAGGAATAATTATGGATCCTAATCAATTTATCGAAGGACTTAAAGCAATAGAACAATATGATATGGTTAGTCCTTATAAAAAACAAATTGAACTTCAACAAAATGAATCAGGTTTACAACTACCAGATATTTTAAATATTGATAGATTTGGTAGAGAAAAATCAATATGTGAAAGCTTATGTATTTTCAGAAAAGATGCTATACAAAAAATAGGCGGCTGGTATGAAGAACTTATAGGAAATGGTGAAGATGAATTTTTATCAAATAAAGTAAAACAATTTCTAAATTGGACTGAGTTTGAGCAAAAAGGTTATCAATTGTTTTATAATAGAGAAGCTCCTAATATGGCTCTACAACAAAGAAACTTACAATTACTTCAAACATTAAATAATCTATCTAAAGATGATTTAGTTAAATCAATAAATCTTAGTATACCAAAAAATTCAATGGTTAATAAATATGACAACTAATTTTACTTATATAATACCTTTTAAATATACTGATGATCGATTACTTACTTTAATTAAAGTATTAAAGAATATTAAAGAATCTAATATAAATTGTGAAGTAATAGTTATTGAACAAGGTTTAGAACCTATTCTACCAACAAAAAATGTAATCACTGATGAGAATTACATTTTTATGAGTAATCCACTACCATTTAATAAATCTTGGAGTCTAAATGTTGCCTGGAAATCTGCAACTACTGATACTATAGTATTTGGTGATGCTGATAATCTAATTGATACTAAACATATATTATCTTCTATTGAAGAACTAAAAGATTATGATTTTGTTTCACCACATATCAGACTAGTTGACTTAGAACCTAATGAAAATAATTTAGATAATGATGAAATATTCAATATCAATAGACCTGGTAGAGGTGAGTTAGACCATCAAAAATTACCAATGTGTGGTGCAATGACTATTTTTACAAAAGAAGCTTTAGAAAGAATAGGTGGTTGGCCAGAAGAGTTCTTTGGTTGGGGTGCAGAAGATGATGCAATGAGTATCAAAGTAAAACACTTCTTAAAATGGAAAGAAAATGATAATAATTGTTATCATTTATATCATAACAGAGTTCAACCCGAACAACAATGGTATTATAGAAATCTACAGATATACAATAACTATCTAAATATAACTAAAGATAAATTACAAGAATATATTGATTCTGTTAAACCATTTATTGGAGATAAAAATAGAAAATTAACATAATGATAACTATACTTTGGTGTACTATTAGACCAACACAATTTATGAATTTTCACCAGAAATGGTTAGAAAAAGCAGATAATAAAGAAAATATAAGAACTATTGTAGCAGTAAACTGGGAAGAGCATAAAGAGTTTCTTAAAGACTATCCAGTTGAAGTAGTTGTTGTAAATACTGATAAAATAGGAGTTTGTTATCCATCATATATTCTAAGTTCTACTTTAGAATGTGAAAATGACTCAGATGTTGTAGTTTTTGCATCAGATGACTTTTTACCACCTGATAGTTGGGACACTTATCTTATAAATAAGTTTAAAGAACAAGATGGATGTTTATTTGTACCAGATGGTTACCAATTAGAAAACTCTTCTAATATGATAGATCCTTGTATAACAATACCTCTTATGAGTTATGGTTGTTTGAAAAAAATAAATAAAGTAATATATCATCCAGCATATAATCATATGTTCTCTGATTGTGAACTATTCTTAAATTGTAAAGAATTAGGATTAATAATAAATGGATATCATGATGGAGTTCAATTCTTACATGTTCATCACTCAGCTGGATTAAGACAACCTGACCAAGCAGACCAACAATATCATTTAAAATGGCAAGTTGACCAAGAAACTTGGAATAAAAGGAAATTACTTCCTTTAGAAGAAAGATTAAAAGTATAATGAAAACAAATATAGAAAAAATCTGTAACTATACAGAAGATACTAAAAATCCTTATCAACCTACTATAGCTCTATCTTATATTGATATGGTAACAGAAGATGAAGATGCTCATCAAAGAGAAATAAAAAGACAAAATAGAGAATTGGCTATTGATATTATTTTAGATGAGAAAGATGAAAGTGAATGGGAAAATAGAAATAATAATATTGTATTTGGTTTTGATTCAGGTTATACATCTACAATAAGTCCTAAAATATTTACAGTAAATACAATAGCAAAAAACTTTACTTCTTTTAAAGATTTAGAATATGATGTTTTTACTAAATTAGAAAGTTTAACTAAGAATAAACCTGTTAGTAACAATTCAATGGTAAATACCTTAGATATTAATATATCAAATATAAGTTCATCCTATGATTTTGAAGCATTACAAAGAAGAGTTGTGTCAAAAATTATGGCTTGTACAAATATTGTTGCAATGGAAAATAGAAAAGGACCAGCAAATACAATAATTGTAGGTATAAATGTTGCTAAGTATATAGAAACAAGAGATATGAACATATCAAATATGTTTGTTGGTTTAGATATAGTAATAACACCTTATATTGATAAAGATAAGATAATAGTTATGAGAGTGGAAAACTCTATAGGAACTGGCCTCAATGTTATAGTAAAACCAAATGACAATAAGTATTATATGGTAGAAACACCACAATCTTGGGAAAAGACCATGAAATGGTTCTGGATAAAATAAATAAAACCACTCATTGAGTGGTTTTTTAGTTTCTTGATTGAACTCTTATTTTATCATACTTTAACATTAACTTATACATACTATCCCATTCTTCATTAGGATTCTCAACTAACTTTTCATTCCATTGGTTGTTATTGAAATATTCAACAATCATACCAACTCTAAAATCCTCTTTTTGTTTTGGTACCCAATATCTTTTTTCTTCAAAGAATGAAAATGACATTCCTTTGTAAATATATGAACTATCACAATTTTCATTATATTTACTCACTCCTAATATTTTCTCAGTTCCTGTATTAAATATCTTTCTTGGTTTATTCTCACCTTTATATTTTATAATTGCAGATTGAACATTAAACTTATCAAGTAGAAATATAATATCAGTTCTCAATGAATCACTATCAATAGTACCATATGCCAAAATTGAATCATTGAATACACCTGATTCATAATTTTTCATTTCTAATATTTGATAATCTCTTGAGTATAATACAGATAAAATATCATCCAATTTATCAGATGATATTAATAAATATGATATTTGAGGATTTTCTAAATTCATAGACTATATATTAAATTTATTTAGTAGTAACTCTAAATATCTCTAATAGTTTACCCATACCAATTTGTTTTATTTCTGCAAAATATTCAATTGCTAATTCCTTTGATGGAAAATTTCCTTTTTTAATAACTTCATCAGAAGTCTTTGTTTTTAGATAAAATGTTTTCATACTCTATATATATTTTTTATCAATCTTCTTTTTAGAGAGGTTGGTTATTTTTATATATAAATAAAAGTAAAAGTTATATGAAAAATTGTTCAAAATGTAATATTGAAAAGGAATTAGAATTTTTTCCAAAGGATAAAACTAAAAAATGTGGTTATAGTAGTTGTTGTAAAGATTGTAAGAAAAAGTACAGAGAAGATAATAAAGAAATGTTAAAAGAGACTTATAAAAATTACAGAGATAATAATAAAGAGAATATTAAAAATTATGTAATAAATAATTCAGAAAAGATTAAAGAGTATCAAAAAGAATATAGAAAAAATAACAAAGAGACCAATTCAATTAATCAAAAAGAATGGTACTATAATAATATTGACAAAGCAAGAAAAGTAAGAAGAGAATATCAAAAAAATAATAAAGAGAAAAGAAACAAAAAAATAAAGAAAAGAAGACTTGAAGATAATAAATTTAGATTAGTTTCTATAATAAGAACATTGATTTCCAATTCATTTATAAGAAATGGATTTAGTAAAAATTCTAAAACATTTCAAATATTGGGATGTTCATTTGAGGAATTCAAATTACACTTAGAAAGTAAATTTGAACCTTGGATGAATTGGGAAAATCAAGGATTGTATAATGGTGATTTTAATTATGGATGGGACATTGATCACATGATACCATCATCAACTGCAAAATGTAAAGATGATGTTATTATTTTAAATCACTTTACTAATTTACAACCATTATGTTCAAAAATAAATAGAGATATTAAGAGGGATAATTATTGAATAACTCCTTTAACTTTTTGTTAAATATACTTTTGACAATTTCTCTATATTTCACAGGAAATACAATTGAATCATGTATTGTTATTATTTTTATATCTGGATAAATATTAATTATAGTTTTTATTATATTATTGAATATCAAATTTGATTCCATTTTTTGCAAATCATATGCTAATATTTTATAATTTGAAAACTCTTTTTTATACAATTTTATAAAATTATGTATAGTTGGAAAATTGCTTTCAAATAAAATGTCACATTTATTATTACTTCTATTCCTACCAAATAGAACTTTATATGTCATCTTTTTAATTGTATTTTTATCAAATTTTGATTTACTCATCATATATTCATAATATCCACCACTTTCAACCAAATATGAAAACAACTCAAACTCATTTTGGTCAACCCATTTTGTCCCACTATCTCTTATTATCTTTGACAGAAATAATGGTTGACTATTAGAAATATCCAATTCACAAGTTTCCTCACCATCAATCATTAGACAATTCTTTCTAATAAATGACTTCAATATTGTGTAATTTGTATGCATTCTTCCATAAGCATCAAAGTGATAAAAGATATGTTTATTATTTATACATTCAACAGAATAAACATTTCTATTATAAATATCATAATCTTGATACTTCAATGAGTCTAAGAAAAATATTGCTCTATCAAACTCAATATTTACACTAAATAAGTCAGAAACTAACTTTTCTTTAACATCAATATCAATTAATGATTCTTTCTCACCAATAGAACTTCCAACCATTTCTACAAACTTACCTTTATACTTTCTCAAAAGTACTTTGTCATAGTTCTTATATCTTTTAATTTTAGATTTAAAAATATCATCATCTAATGAATATATTCTTGATGTAACACCTGTTTGATATTGTGTCATAAGTGCAATTATATTATTATCAATAAGATAATTTATATAATAGTTGTATAAGTAACCATACTTATCTTTTAACACAGTGGCATTAATTGCAAATCTGTTTTCTTTCTTAAAATAATACTTTAAAATTAGACTATGTATTATATCAATTAGATAATCTGTCTTTAGTTTTGTCTCTTTATAATTTATAGTTTTTATATTCTCAATATGATATAAACATTCTGGTAAAAATTGAAGTGTAAAAGTTTTATCTTCTACTCTCTTAGATACTATTTGGCTTGATATTTTATTAGTGATTTTGTTCTCAATATACATAGTTTTTATATGAAAATTAAGCCATATGTTTCAAGATTTTTTCTATTTTTTTCTTTCTCATTTCTCTTCTCAATTCATCACTTAATTCTTTAACTAATTTATCTTCCACATCACTATTAATATACACATTTAAGTCTGTTGATAATTCAGTTGTCCACTCACTTCTAAGTGGTCTTGATTCTGACTTAACAATAACTTCTTTCATACTTATATTTATCTCATTCATAAATTTTATTTATCTCATTCATAAAATTTATATCAAAAATTAAATATATAGTTTATGAGAGAATATTTATTTGTATATGGTCAGTTTAGAGATACTGCTAAAAAGTTATTACAGGATCCTATTTATTGTGGAAAAGCAACAATTAATGGTAAAATATACAAAGTCAATGATTTTTATCCAGGGTTTGTTGATGGTAAAGGTAAAGTATTAGGTGATGTTTATTTAATCAATCCTGAATTGTTTCCAGTACTTGATGAGTTTGAAGGTGATGAGTATATAAGAACCAAAGTAAACACATCAAGT